CCCGTTCGATGACGATATCAGCGATGTGGGGGCAGCATGACCGAGGAACAGCTTCGCAAGGCATGGGCGGAAAGTCTCACTGGCGGGTCGCGCATCGAAGAGCCGGAAAGCAGCCCTGAGCCGGAACCAGAACCGCAACCCGATCTCACCGACCGCGAGCGCGCCAGGTGGGCCGCTGTCGAATTCCAGATGCGCGAGGTCATGTCGGGGATCGACGCCGCATGGAGCCGTCATGAGCGTGCGGTGCATGCTGCTGCTGCTGCGCGATTGCCGCGTCATCAGCGCGCCAAGTCCGGGCCGCCGGAAAAGTTTGATCGCGCCATTGCCGAGATGCGCCGCCGTCCGAATGCATCGCTGCGCGAAGTCGCAGAGGCAACCGGCGTGTCTTACAACACCGTGAAAAAGGCGCGGAAGGTAATGCGAGATCAGGCGCGAGCATCAGAGGGGTTTACAACCGCGAGGGGTTCTGGCAATGTCAGCACAAATCGAGAATGTGTCTAGCGACCCGCGCCAGAGCTGCCCGGAAGGGATGTGCTCCGGGGTCCATACGGCGGCAAGCCCCAAAAGGGCCTCTGCGGCCGAATGGGAAAATGCACCCAAAAATTGGGTGGTGCTGCGGGTCTTGCCTCAAACCGAATTCCAGACCGCAACCGCGCTCAGGGCCAGCGGCTTCGCAGCGCTCGTGCCGTATGAACGGAAATTCCGGCGTTACGGTGCCCGGCGACGCCGTGTGCCGCGAGACTATCCGCTGTTCCCCCGCTATGTCTTCGCGGATATGCTCTCAGAGGCGAAATTAGCGTCGCTGACGGGAGTTTCCGGGGTGTCCGGTATACTGACAGCGGGCGGTAGAGTTTATCGCCTCAGCGGCCCGGAAATCGGCTGGATACGCAGCCTCGCCGAACGCTGCGATCAAATCGAGGGCATCAACCTGCACACCGCATTGCAGCGCGGACAATGGGCGCGAATCGCCGAAGGCCCGCTTTCCGGGCTGCTCGGCTACGTCGATGCCATCAGGGGCCAGCGCGCATCCATGCTGCTCGAAATGCTCGGCGTCTGGCGCAGCGTCGATGTCCCCCTCGCCGATCTGGAGGCCGCATGATGCCCCGCACCTATGCCCTCGACAAGCGCCTCGCCGAAGAGGCCGCAGCGAAGCAGCGCAGCGAAGCGCCAGAGCCACAGAAACTCACTCGAAGCGAAATCGCCAGAAAGGCCGCCAAGGCCAGATGGCAGAACCGGAGAAAGCGTGATGAAGAAATATCCTGAACACGATAGCCACAGTTCCTCGACGCAGGACAGCACCTACAAGGGCGACGGCTCGCCCGGCAAGCCGTATCGCTCCGGCGAGAACGTGCACAAGGGCGGCTCCGGATCGAAATCTTCCGGCAAGCAGGCTCCCGCCGCGCAGCCGAAGAAGGGGCCTTATTAAACGTTCTATAAGTAGGAAAAGTAGCAAATGCCAGCAGGTGCAAAGCCCGGAGAAAGGCGAGGTGGTCGGCAAAAGGGTACGCCGAATAAAAACACCTCGTTCCTGAGAGATATTGCACGCGAATACACCGAAGAAGCCGTCCAGGTGTTGGTTGATGCCATGAAGAACGGTGAAACCTTCGATATTCGCGCAAAAGCGGCAGACAAGCTGCTGGACCGCGGCTGGGGACGTCCCGCGCAATCGCACGAGCATACCGGCGCTGAGGGCGGCCCGATCGAAACCAAGATCAGCTTGAGCTTTGAGTAGGCAACTCGAAATCGAGATCAAGGCGCGCCGTCAGTTCGAGCCGCTGCTGACGACAGACAAGCGCTGGTCCATCGTTGTCGCCCATCGGCGCGCCGGGAAAACGGTGGCCTGCATTCAAAGGCTGATCAAATCGGCGCTGGAGTGCCGGAAGCGGGAGCCACGCTTTGCTTATGTAGCGCCGCTCTACAGCCAAGCCAAGGACGTTGCGTGGGAGTATCTGAAGCACTTCACGCAGCCGCTTGCCGCCTCGCCGAACGAAAGCGAACTGCGCGTCGATCTGCCGGACCAGCTCGGCGGCGCGCGCATCAGGCTTTACGGCGCAGACAACCCGGATCGGCTGCGTGGACTGTATTTCGACGGCGTGGTGCTGGACGAGTTTGCCGATATGCGCCCATCGGTCTGGGGCGAAGTGGTGCGCCCGATGCTGGCCGATCGCATGGGCTGGGCAACCTTCATCGGGACGCCGAAGGGGCACAACGAATTTCACGCGAAGTGGCTTGAGGCGGCCGATAATCCCGACTGGCTGCGCCAGATGCTCAAGGCTTCGGAAACCGGAATTCTGCCGCCAGAAGAATTGGAATCGGCGCGTCAGGCAATGAGCCAGGACCAGTACGACCAGGAATTCGAGTGCTCGTTCGAGGCGGCGATCCAGGGCGCTTACTTCGCTGTTCAGATGCGCAAGGCCCGCGAGGAAGGGCGCATTGGCAAGGTGCCGTTGGACCCGTCGCGCCCGGTCAACACGTTCTGGGATATCGGCAAGCGCGATTCCACGTCGATCTGGTTTCACCAGAACGCCGGCCAGATGCACCACCTCGTCGGTTACTACGAGAATGCGGGCGAAGGCGTCGAGCACTATGCGCGCTTCCTGAAAGACTACGCAGACCGGCGCGACTTTGTGTACGGCAAGCATTACGGGCCGCATGATCTGGACAACACGCACTGGCTACTGCCGGGAGCCGAGGCCATTCAGGATGTTGCCCGGCGTGTTGGTATCGACTTCTCAGTCGTGCCGCGCATCTCGAACAAGATGGACGCTATCGAGGCTGCGAGAAATTTTTTGTCGATGTGCTGGATTGACGAAGAGCACTGCAAGCAGGGCATCGAGTGTCTGGACAACTATCGCAAGGAATGGGATGACCAGCGCCGCACGTGGAAGGCGAACCCGCGCCACGACTGGGCATCTCACGGCGCGGACGCCTTGCAGACGGGCGCTTGCGGCTTCACCCCTGACTACATCCCACCACCATCCGACCGCTATCAGCGGGCGCGGACGAGGTCGAGCGCATGGGCGGCATGATTGATAATCGTCTCGTAACAAGCGATCAGCGAGCGTTGGCGGAGAGGGTATTCGATGCTGTCCGGACGTGTGGCGTCGCCGTCGATTACGTGATTGGCCTTGAGCGCGAAGCGCTTGGGCTGGCCATACAACTGGCGTCAGGGCTTCGACGCGCCTATCGTGTGCAAACCAGAGATCGTGCACATGAAAAGGTGCTGGGCGATGTTAAGGCGTGGACGCAGAAAGAGCTTGAGCGCGACCAGGAGCGCATGAATGGCGCTGATTGATAGCATCGAGGAGAGCGACGAGCACCAGACCGCCGAGGCCGATCCGTTCCGCGACGACGAAGAACTGCTCGGCAAGCTCAAGCGCTGGGAACAGGAGGCGCGCAAGCACTGGTCGAAATGGCGCGAGGAAGCGCGCACCTGCTACGACTTCTTTGCCGGGCATCAGTGGTCGCAGGATGACAAGACGTCGCTGATCGAGCAGATGCGCCAGCCGGTGACGTTCAATCGCATCGGCCCGATGATCGATGCCGTGACGGGTGCTGAAATCCTCAACCGGCAGGAAGTGCGCTACCAGCCGCGCGAGCTTGGCGACGTGCAGGTCAACGAGCTGATCACGGCCGCCGATGAATGGGCGCGCGACCTTGCCGACACCGAAGACGAGGAAAGCGACGCATTCTCCGATCTTGTGATCTGCGGGATGGGCTGGACCGAAACGCGGATGGACTATTCCGAAAACCCGGAAGGTGTGATCGTCGACGATCGCGTCGACCCGCTGGAGATGTGGACCGATCCGCAGGCGCGCAAACGCTGCCTGTCCGATGCCCGCTACCACATCCGCGCGCGGTGGCGGAACAAGGACGAGCTGCCGAAGAAATGGCGCGCCAAGCTGCCTGTCGGCGGCGGCACCGATGACCGCTACAGCACCGAAGACGTGCAGTCCGGCTGGACCGGCCCGCGCGACGACTACCAGCGCGAAGAGCTTGGCGACAAGGACGCCGGCGTTGATCGCAGCCGTCAGGTCTGGGTACGGCACATACAATGGCGCGAGAAGGAGGCGGCATTTCGCATTGCCGATCCTCTGTCCGGGCAGCTTCGCACCGTCACGAAGCAGGAATCTCGCCAGATCGCCGAGATGTTCCTTGCGCAGGGCATGCGCCCGCCGCGCGCTGTCCAGATCGAGCAGGACCGCTATCTCGAGGCATTT